AGGAGATAACCATGATGAACGAGCGCAGTATACAAGCACGTCTTAAACGCCAGAAGATTCTTGATGTTCTGAACGCTGCAAGCTATCCATTACGTCGTAGTGACATAACCAGACAGACTGGAATACATAAAACAAGCGTAGGGTATGTATTAAACACTCTGCTAGATACAAATGAAATAGAACGGAACGAAGACGGGGCTTACATACCTCTGGTAACAACAACATCGTTCCAACAAGCTACAAAGTATCGCAGAACACCACAAAAACTAAACCTAGACCTAAGTGAAATAAACAAAGGTCATAAAGTAGTACATAGAATGAGCAACGAACCAGTACCATCCGAAAGTCGTCCACGAGGACGCCCTAGACAAAACTCGAGTCTAGCGAGCGTGTATTGGTAAATGAGTCAGACCCTACTAATGAGGTTATTGGGACGATTGAGGTAATCAGCCCTCGATATGTGAGTCAGATACCAGAGTGAGTGGCCATTCAACTTTGGGTATGATGCGTGTTGTTATAAGTTCGGAGTAGCTACCGATGCGAAATTCAACCACTGAGAAATCAGGCACGATTGCCATGCGGCAGAAAACCAGTAACCTCATTAGTAGGGTTTAGAAGAAATACATCACACTTAACATAGGAGAACAAGAATGAATAACGAATTTGATCTGCAACGCGCAGTAAATGGCGAACCGATTGAGACAGTATCTGGAACTTCAGTTGAGTTTATTGCGTATAGACCTACTGCGAGGGAGTGTAAACAGCTCATAGTACAGGCGGGAACTGATGTACGGATGTATTATGCAAACGGAAGATACCATAGCCCAAATGAACATTGGTCTTACGACCTTCGTATGAAGTCGAAGCTAAAGAAAATCGACTGGACTAAGTTGCCGGTTGATACACTTCTTACCCTTGATCTTTGCAAAGTAAACGAGGAACGCTACTTCAGTTCTTTTCGTCATGGCATGGTACATTTTTTTCTGTATGGTGCAACCTCAAAAACTGCGGATAGCAAATTAGACGTATTAACAGTTAAACCAAGTAACGTGAAGATCGCACAAGACCAACCTTGGACAATCTGGCAAGGCGGTGAATGTCCCATTCCAGATGGACTTGAGTATGAGGTGATTACTCGTGGAGGTGCAGCACCATTTACTAATAGGGGATGTTACCAGGTTATATTATGGTCTTATACGCAGAATGGGGTTCATTCAATGTCAGAAATAATTGCCTACCGACTAACTGGCAAGGTATTGGACGGGTATTTATTATGAGCTTTGACCAAGACCCAAATGAACAAGCACGAATAAGCGGTGCTGATTTTGCGGCCATGTGCGATGAGATGAAGCAACTACAACAGCGCAACGCCGAGCTTGAGGGTGAGCTTGTGCAAATACAGGAACGCAAAAAAATATCTATAGGAGCGATGGTAGATGCGTTTCTAGGGTGGAAGCTTCCGACTGACTTTTCTCCTGACGCAGGTATTTCATTTGACAGCGAGTACGAGAAAAAGTGGGGATGCCTACAGGAACTAACTTACTACATGCTGGACAAGCACGACAAATGGTTGAGCATATCCTATGTGGATGCGAGCCAAAGCCAGTACAGATACCAGCCGAACTTGTGGAGTGGGCTAATAGCTGGAAAGAAGACGATAATGACCTACAATCATATCTACTTGGATGTAACGACATGAGGTACTTTGTTAAATCACAACTTGACAAAATGAAAGGTGAGAATAACGACAATGACAATTAACACTGAAAAGTTATTACCCTGTCCATTTTGTGGTTCAGGTGTTACAGAAGTCGTCGAAAATGGGAGAGTTTGGACTGGTAATAAATACAGCGAAGCTACAAGCGTTAGCGTTTTCCATTACTGCCCAGAAGTATCGGGGCAACCTAATCGCAGGATAGAAAGGATAGGGCGTGATATAGAAAGCGCAGTTAGAGCTTGGAATATGCGTCATGAATTTAATTTTGATATTAAACAAGAGCCGTTGGGTAATGATTTTGCTAAAGTATTATATGATAATGCGTGGGATATGTATGAGGTTAAATTAACACCTGCTTGTGCAGAGATAGCGAAATGAACAACCAGCAGCCAAAGAACACTAACCAAGGGGGATTCGCAGAATGAGACTAACATGTACTTTGATGATGGTCATACTAACACTAATCTTAGGCGCTTTTTTCTATTCTATAATTATCCTCTCTACCTCAGTAGAAGAACCCCGCCTCACTGACAAGCAGATAACATCTGCCACTCCTTGCCAACAAGAGCAGTTCCGAATATGGACAACAGAGCAGAAGCTACTCTACGCTGATGATCTCGTCTACGCAGATAACATCTGCCACCAGAAAGCGCTACTCACCCCTTAAAGGGAGAGGTGTTGAAATGAAACTAAATAAAACAGAGAAACTTCAGAAGATTCAGGACGAGGTAGAGGACTTTATTGCTACCCACGAACTGAAAACCCATCACTATTTATCGGACAAGGAAATAATAACCGAGTTTAGTATATACAAAAAGAAGCACGTGAGAGAAGCGATTAACAACCTGAGATGAGGAAACCATCATGACAACGCACGAATCATGGAAGTTAATTGGAGGCTACGACGAACTTCAACGCTTGGAAATGAAGCGCGAAGAAGATGACTATAACCGCCGTGAGTTACAAGAAGAGATGGGTAGGGATAAATACGGTTATCCCGACGTTGCACAATCTAACATACTCTGATATTCTATAAGACATTATGAAAAAGAGCCAATCATGGACAACCCAACAATAAAATCCGGGTCCTACTCACGCCTACTCGACTTTGAGAGCTGTCGTATGAAGGCATACCTCAAACACGCGTTACGAGTACCCGACCCACGCCCAAGCACCGCAGCAGATCGTGGTACGGAAGTCCACCAGACCTGCGAAGACTGGATGAATGGTAAGATAGCAGCACCCTCACCCATCGCATCCAAACACTTTGCCGACGAGCTTGTCTCGTTGAAGAAGAACTACATCGCTGGCAACGCCAGCCTGGAGGGTGAGTGGGCATTCAACCACGACTGGGAACCAACTGACTGGAAGACAGGTTGGTTTAGACTAAAGGCAGACGCTGTCGTTCGCCTGTCACACAAACATGCCGTGGTTATAGACTATAAAACTGGTAAGCGTTTTGGCAATGAAATCAAACATGGTGAGCAGTTACAACTATATTCATTAGCAGTGTTATTACGCGAGCCGAAAGTAGAACGTGTTACTGCCGAGTTGTGGTACTTCGATCAAAACGAACTGGCGAGCTACGAAGTCACTCGCACTACCGGTATGCGCTGCCTCAAAGGCTTCGATAACCGAGCACGCAAGATGACCCAAGCAACCACATTCCCACCTAACCCTAACGCATTCAGCTGCAAGTGGTGTCCGTATAAACCAGAAGAACTCGGTGGGACTGGGCATTGTAAAGTAGGAGTTTAGATATGTTAATTACAGCAGATTTACTTAGAGAAAAGCAAGCATGCACAGAAGGCATAAAATGGTTTGCTGAATACTTTCCAGAGGGAGGTAAATATCAGGAAGTATTAGATAAGTGCGCGGAAGACGATCAACCAAATTATGGAGAATGGGCGCTGGCTACATTCGGGCGCACAGACACTGTATTTGAAAATGACAATATAGACGGTAAGCACTTCTTCTTCGCCGGAACTATTCGGGTAACAGGTTCAATAACCTTAACAGGTCATCTAAAAGTAGGTCGGGACATCGATACAGGTGACGATATTAAAGTGGGGGACAGAATCAGCGCCGGCGGAAGCATCAATGCAGGTGGCAACATCAACGCGGGCAGAAACATCGATGCGGGCAGGAGTATCAAAGCCGGCTGGAGTATCAATACAGATGGCAGCATCAATGCTGACAGGAGCATCAATGCTGACAGAAGCATCAACGCGGGCGGGGGCATCAATGCAGGCAACGAAATTAAAGCGGGTTGGAGCATCAATGCGGGAGACAGCATCAACGCGATTAAAGGCGTCAAGGCAGGTGACAGCATCGAAGCGAGTGGCTACATCAATGCAGGCAACGGTATCAAAGCGGGCTGGGGTATTAAAGCGGGATGGAGCATTAGTGCGGGCAGAGATATTAAAGCAGGTAACGGTTTCGGAGTGTTTGCAGGGTTACACATCCAAATCGATAAATGGGCTACCGGCGCAATTGTCACAGCTAAAACAAAACCAGCAAATCTTATCAGCGGTTTTTGGGTAGAGCCATGAACGATCGTGCAGCAGACCCACTAGATCAGGCAGGAGCTATGCAACAACGCCATGATGAAGCTCGTATCAGCGCAATACGTGCCGAAGCGGCAAAGCCAATACCCACAGCAACGAACTGCCTGCTAAGTTCGTGTGGAGAACCAACAACCAACGGCGCACGTTGGTGCGATTCATTTTGTAGAGACCTATGGGAAAAAGAACATGCCTAAAGAACACATACCAGATTATAGCGAGCTGTTGGAACAACGAGATACTCAATACCGCCTGTTAGATGATGGTATGCGAGATAGTGATTGGGCTAAATCACTACTCGCTATATCAAAGTTACAAATGCAACTAGCCGCTGTCACCAACTGGATTATTGAACGCAGATTGGAAAGAACAAAATGAAATCCACACACCAGAAAACACCATATCACGCCGAGGCTATCCAATGGGATGGCCATAATTCCGCCCAAGTTATTGCACTAATAAACGCAGACGTACGCGAAACAGAGGGTAAGTATCTTATGGTACGCGCAGCCGACGACATATTCACTATGCTCCCAGGCTGGTGGGCAGTAAAAGGAGAAAACGGCGTCGTTAAATGCTATTCAAACGACGTATTCAATGTAAAATACCAAGCGCTAAAGGAGTAAAAATCATGTCATTTTTTCACTTTCTATGCTGTTCAGCAGGTATCCATACTTGGAAGAGAGGTTACCGCTATACCAAACACTGTAAGTATTGCATAGCTACTAAGAGCCTGCTGTGATTACCAAACACGCACGTTATCAATTCGCAGCTGTCAGCGAGGCTAACACATTGTATAAGGAATAAACAATGAACATATTACACAAACTACATTGTGCATTAGGCATTCACAGATGGAAACGAGCGCTCTACTCACAAAACTTCCACTGTCAATACTGCCGCATCATGCGCTACCGCTCGTTCCTGTCTCGCCGATCATGATTACCAAACGCGCACGTTATCAATTCGCAGCTGTCAGCGAGGCTGCTACAACCAACGCATTATGCGTGGCCGAATGTTTCAACATAGCCACTGGCAAAGCAGAATACGTGCTATGCGCCCACGAGATAATTAAAGGCGCTGACACTTACACACCCCTGGCTAAATTTTTCACCGGGGACCCAAATAACGAAATTACTCCGCCAGGAATGGCGAAGTACAAATTAATTTAGGGACTAACTAATGAGCATACAAGAAATTTTAATAGAACGCGGTAACCGCTACGGTGAGTTCGACGAGCACGCTCGTATTACTCAAAATCTAAAATCAGTTATGACTGATAGTCCTAACTGGGAAAAACTTAGTCTAGATAAAAAAGAAGCATTGGAAATGATACAACATAAAGTGGGTCGAATCCTTAATGGAGACCCGGAATATCACGACTCATGGTACGACATCGAGGGCTATGCTCATCTAGTAAGTAAAACACTCACGCCTCTGTAAGGAACTACCATGAACAAACTAAGTCTAGTTAGTTTGCGATGCCCATATTGCGGTGATAACGCCGAAAAAGTAAACGGCTTAGCAGTTTACCCACATAGACCAGACTTAGCACATAAAATCTTCTATATGTGCACACCCTGCGATGCACGCGTCGGTTGTCACCCTGGGACAAGTAATCCACTAGGAAGATTAGCTAATGGCGAACTTCGCAAGGCGAAACAGGAAGCCCATGCAGCCTTCGACCCAATGTGGAAAACAGGCATTAAGACGCGCAGTAGCGCGTACGCATGGTTGAAAGACCAACTCAACCTAGAGAAAAACAAATGCCACATCGGAATGTTCGACGTCGAAACTTGCTATAAAGTCGTAGAAGTATGCCGCGAATACGGCTAGATTCCACAACCATTACTACTGAAAGAACGCGATGAAGCTGCAACCAATGTTCGCCAACCAGAAATTTAGTGTTAAGTTCATGGCAAAACAACCTAACGTATTTGATATGAGTGACCCTGGCACGGGCAAAACCCGAGTAGGTATCGAAGCCTTCGCCACTCGTCGCCGAAAAGGTGGAAAATGCCTGCTGGTAGTAGCCCCGAAGTCATTGCTCGCTGCTGCATGGAAAAATGACTTTAATAAATTTGCACCAGACATGTCGTGTGTCATCGCTGGTGCAGCAAATAGAGAAGCTGCCTTCAAAATATCTGCTGACGTCTACATCACTAACCATGATGCTGCCGTATGGCTACAGAAGCAGAAACCTGCCTTCTTCAAACGCTTTGATACGTTGGAAATAGATGAGAGCACAGCATTTAAGCATCATACCAGCGCCAGATCGAAGGCTATGGCGAAGGTGGCCAAGAACTTCACTTACATTCGCTTAGCATCAGGCACACCTACCAGTAACGGCATCTGCGACCTGTGGCACCAGATGATGATACTGGACCAAGGCAAACGCCTGGGTACCAGTTACTTCGGCTTCCGTGCGGCAGCATGCAATCCAGAGCAGTTCGAAGCAGCTGGCAAGACGTTCATGAACTGGACTGACAAACCCGGTATCGAAGGTATTGTAGGCGCGCTAATCAAGGATGTAGTCATACGCCACCGTTTTGAAGACTGCGTAGACATCCCGGCAAATCATAAGTATGCAGTCTCTTACAAACTCGGTAAGACCCACATGGCGTCTTACAAAGAGATGGAGAACGAACGCATCCTGTTCATGCAGAACAACGTCATCACTGCTGCCAACGCTGCCGTGGTGTACACCAAACTGCTGCAGATAGCTTCCGGTGCTGTATACGATGGCGAAGGGGGTTACACAGTCGTAGACAACGGACGTTATGAACTGGTGCTTGACTTAATACAAGCACGTAAGCACACCGTCACGTTCTTCACCTGGAAGCATCAGCGTGACATGCTTATTGCTGAGGCTGAGAAACGTGGCATAAGCTACGCAGTTTTTGACGGTGACGCCAACGATAAAGAACGTACGAAGATAGTCGAGAACTATCAAGCCGGTGCCTATCAGACATTATTTGCTCATCCACAGTCAGCTGGCCATGGCCTAACACTGACCAAGGGTACAGCAACTATCTGGGCATCACCTACCATAAACTTGGAGCATTTTGCACAGGGCTGGAAGCGCGTGCATCGAATTGGACAGACCGAAAAAACAGAAACCATCGTCGTCATAGCCGAAGGTACGCTAGACGAAAAAGTCTGGAAAGCAATGCAAGGCAAAGAAATAAATATGTCGGATTTCCTCAATGAATTAAAGGAGTTAACGAAATGAATATATACACAGTTGTATTTTGGACAATGGTCGCCGCATGGTTAACAGCAGTTATCCATGGGATAGTCACTGGGCATGCTGTTTTGCTACTTGTGGATGTAATAGCCTTCCCAATCGGTATACTCCACGGCATATTGATATGGCTAGGGGTAGCATAGATGAAAATCAAACAACACATAATTTTTGACATAGAAATTATTGGAAAGGATAAACCTATATTCCTTGCCTGCACCAAGGTGGTTGAAACAGGCGAGACCGAGGCATTCTGGATGCACAAGCACGGACACATGGAGAAATTTGAAGCCCTATTGCGTAGTCCTGACTACACATGGGTGGGTTTCAACAGTGTTAACTTTGATGCGCCTTTAATCTGCGCTGCTATTCAAGGTGCAGACGAA